AGCACATGCCGCATTGCTCCGTACAGCACAGATGTATAGCCACAAGGAGCGGCGTTATCTGGCCCCCGAGGCTATGCAAGCTTTTCTGAGCAAGTTCGAACCCAACGTTGTAAAGCCTAGTGGTAGATGTGTAGGCTGGACCTTGACAACCGTCGCTGTCGCTGGTACCCTAGCAGCCGGCGCCGCCCTCGTTCATGGCAGGATTGACTGGAATGAATATGTCCAACCGATCCGCATCTTGAGTGACGCATGTCCCAAGCTGGACGAGGATGACACGCCCGTAGCGTGGTCTTCAAATGCAGTGAACGAATACGTGGGATTGTCCAATCGTGCCCTGATGGCTATTGAGCCAGCACGACGAGATTGGACCACCCTGTGGGATTACGCCGAGTACTTGTTACATCCCCACAGAGTGGTTCCAATGGATGAAGCCAGTTTTCTAGAAACGCTGCCGCCTTCCAAGCGAGCAAATTATACGAAGGCGTATGAAGAATATATGTTGTCAGGTTTGACGAGGAAAATGATGAAGTATTCCTGTTTTGTAAAACAAGAACTCCTTAAGGCGAAGGATGCTTTTGAATCTCTGGAAGGTGACCCTAGAATCATCCAAGCACCGTCAGACGCTGTGAAGATGTTGCTGGGTATGTGGATGAAGCCCATATCCGGCGAGGTCAGCAGACAGTGGGGTACAAGTGACACTCTGTGCTATGGTACCAAACTGACTCCGGCGCAAATTGGCGATTGGATGCGCATCACTCTAGAGACATGGGCGAATCCGCATTTTGTTGAGGTCGACTTCTCACGCTGGGATGCGCACCTAGTAGGCACGGCTATTGACCTTGAGATCCGTATCTATGAAGAATTGTTTGGACTTAAAGGTGATGCCTTAACCGTGTTGAAGAACCAACGCTGTACTCGTGGCAGAAGTAAGCGGGGGTTCCAATATGTGGTAAATGGCACAAGAAAATCGGGCGATCCAAACACTTCGGTGGGCAACACGTTACTTAATGGCATAATTAATTATGCAGCGTTTGAGGAGCAGTTGGGAACAGGCAACTTCAGAATTATGGTTTTAGGGGATGATATGATCGCGGCGATAAGTCCCGCTGTCGCGGCTAGATGGGATGGGGACAGATACGACGACTATATGAAGGAGTTAGGCCTCGTTCCAGAGCGTCTGGAACACGACCTGCCCTATAAAGCATCGTTCTGTTCACAATATTTCTGGCCGGCGACATTAAGCCCCGATCTAGCCGGGAACCTCGGGGTCCCGGAGGACACATATGTCCTGG